CGACCGAGCAGGGTCCAGTTGACGGACCAAGCCTTGATGGTTTCGCTTTTGTCGGGTCGGTTGCAGTTGACGCACTCCTTGCGGATGTGAATCTGCCAGCGTCGGAAATCGGTGGGTGTGGTTTTCATGGGTTTGGGGTTTGGTTATTGGTTATTATTCTCAACGACCTGTCCTTCTTCAAGTACGGTCATTTCGTAGTAGTCCGTTCCAAATCCGTATGCATCGTATTCGTTAGGACTGCCCTTTGGGTAAACTTTTTCAATATGCTTGTTTACGGCTTTGATGGCTTCTTCTTCGCTTTTAGCAATGGTGAAGAACGATTGCTCACCGTGTCCTTGTGGTTGGAATGCATATAGTTTCATGGGTTTGGGGTTTGGTTGGTAAGGTTATAGGCTGACGCTGGGGGAGGTTTGGTAAGACCAGAGGCTGACGATTATACCCGATTGCGTATAGATTTTGGGTTTTTCTATAAATTATATCCGATGGGGTATAATACAAATCTACACAACTATTCCACACCTGCAACCACTCGCTGAAAATCCTCAACGCTCCTGATGACCTCGTATCGGTAGCCTGCCTCTTGGACCACCCCCTGCCACCACTTTTGCGACAGGGACTGCTTTCCCTTATTGGCTTTGAACTCCAAGAAGATAGCCCCTTTGTCCGATAGGTAGGTCATGTCGGCCACTCCAGCGGTCAGTCCGATACCCTTGAGAAAATGACCGTTTGTTCGGCTTCGTGGGTTGTTAAGGTTCAGAAACAACCGCCCTTCTTCGTGGGGCTTCAAGAGTTTGAACAACTTCACGCAGGCTGCTTGCAGGGTGTATTCGGGGGTCATAGCGGATACTCGTTGGCTTTGGTGTAAGGTAGTTGACATTGGACTTGGGCGATACCAAGGCTTCCGTTCCTGTTCTTACGAAAGATGACCTCCATCAGGTCCTGCTCTGCGCTCTTGTCGTGTTCGTAGGGGCGATAGACAAAGGCGATTTTGTCGGCATCGAACTCCAGTTGCCCGGTTTCCCTAAGATCGGACATGATGGGACGATGGTCGGACCTGCCTTCGGTTGCCCTTGAAAGCGAAGAAACCACGACCCCGAAGACTTTTTGCCTCTTGCAGATTGCTTTGAGTTGCTTGGAGATGTTGGTCATCTGCTCGATTTTGGGCTTGGGCTTGTCAATCTTCGCAGGCTCTACGAGTTGCAGGTAGTCAAGGTAGAAACCAACGATTCCGAACTTGGCCTTGAGTTTTGCTATCTCGCCTTCGATGCGGTCGAGGTTTGCTTGGTGCAGGTCCACGATGTAGAGAGGCTTCCCTTTGAGTTGGTCAGCCTTTTGGGCCAAGGTCAGGTACTGCTCGGTGCTGATACGCTCGTCGGGTTTTAGGAATGCAGAGCCGTCCATCGTTCCGAGGTTCGAGAGCATACGTTGGGTCAGTTGATCAGCGGACATCTCCATCGTGAAGAACACGACAGGGATTTCGGCCATAGCTTGGTTCATCGCTATTTGGAGAGCAAGCAAGGTCTTGCCCATTGCAGGACGACCACCTACGAGGATGAACTCGGATGGCTTGAACCCGGTGCAGATGTTGTCGAGCGGTCGTATAAAGGTTTGGTAGATTTGGTCCTTGCGTCTGCCTTCCCGGACCTCGTTCATGTTGGCAAGAAAGTCCTTTGCCAGTTCATGGGCTAAGGATTCGGAGGCGTTGGATTCAACGGCTTGAATGGATTGGTAGCGTTGGAAGGCTTTGGGAATGTCCCTGTCATGGGCGAGTTCTTCCATGATTCTCGCTTCTTCACGTTCCTTCCAAAGGTCGTGCAGGTCGGATGCGTAGGTCTTCCAGTTGCTTACAAGCCCCGCTTCGGGGTCAATCCCTTCAAGGAGTACGTGGGCTTGGCCTTGGTCTGCGAGGTGTTTGTAGACGGTAACGATGTCAATCTCTCGCTCTGCTTTGTGGAGGGACTCGATAGCCCGATACAGGAGGACGTTGTTGCCCGTGAATAGGCGTTCAGGGATTTGTGTCAGGAGGACGGTTCGGTTTACGAACTTGTCCATGAGGCAGCCGAGCAGTTTGCGTTCAGCGGACAACTGGTAAGGGTTCATCATCGGAGGTTAGGTTTGAGTATGCAAAGTTAGGTGTACGCTGGATGGCTTGGTCCTCCCATCGCTTGCCGTTGAGGTAGGTGGAAGGATGCGGAACGAATTGTGCAGGGGTTTCGGAGTACAGTCTTGCAATGTTGCTGACTGCCAGTTCTTGCTCGGTCTTGGTTAGGCGTAGGAAGGAACGCTTGGCTCTTGCCTTGTCGGTCTTGCGTGGGAATGTTGTCCAAAATTGGTCAAACCTTTGTTCATTCTCATTCTCCTTTTCATTGTCCTTTTCATTCTCCTTTTCATTTCCATTCTCATTATCATTTCCATTATCATTATACATTAGGTTAGGGGATGGTTCGGGTATGGTTAGGTCTTGGTTAGCCTTTGGTTTCCCACCACGCAAACCTGCTTCGTATTTGCGCTGATTAGCAGCGATTTGTGGTTTTATGGCCTCCCATACTGCTTGTGAGTAGCGTGTGAGTTCAGGCTCAACTTGGTCGAGTGCGTACGCAATTATTGCGTGATAGACCTCCAGTTGCTCACTTGCTTCGAGGTGCTGGATGCTCCTTTGGAAGGAGCGGTAAAAGACGAATGAATCTCTCATATCCCGAATTTTATTGCGATGATACACTCTTGGGGTATGTCCTTAAACTCCGTGTACATGAATTTTTGCCGATGATTGCCAACCTGATTTTGCCTATATCTGCACGGAATCTTTCCTTGTGCATGGAGCATTTTATATCTTGCAAGGTCAATAAGGCAATACCGTAAGCATTCGGTATAGTCCGGGTTAACATAACCAACGAAGTATAGTTGAGCGGTGCAAGTGTAATAATTGCCAAGCACTCCACTATTTTTTTCGGTTTCAAATGTAGCCGTATTGAATGTAGTGGTTAAGCACTTCTCTTGCAGCGTAAGCCTTGCGTTGTTCTCAAGGGTTAGAATCACATCAATTCCTTCTCGGTAGTCATAGGTAGCCAATAAGTCAGTCTTGTTTACCTCGGTTATTCCCTCTCCCTCAGATATTGGAAGAAGTGAACGGTATATGCTATTAAATAGCGATTCGGATTTCTTGCTATTGTCAATCCTCTCCGCAAAATGACGACCAATATTTAAGTCGTTTACAATATGAATCCTATCTATACCAAGCATGGCTCGACTCCTGTTAAAGCGTAAAACCTGCTCAATATCACATTGCCATATTGAGGGACAATTTCATAAGCGATGCATTCCCTGTTGGTTTTTTCGCAAGCAAGCAGGGTTGAACCACTGCCACAAAAAGGGTCAAGAACAATGTCATGCTCAACCGTTAATGCATTGATGACATCCATCATAAGCAATACAGGCTTTTGGGTTGGATGAAATCGTTGGTCCCCATTGCCAGACAATGAGTCCGCATTGATTGCGCCTCCGTGTTGCACCCTTATCATGATGCTTGACTTTGTCGTATTGGCTGATTGAAACCAAGCAAGTTCAAATGGGCTTCCAAGCATCGCATCGGCTGCCTCGGTCAATCTCTTATCCCAAACCATCCAACCACCAACAGGCAACGCTGGAGAATAATAATTAGCACCAAATAAGCATACGTTAGTAAAGTGCAAGAATGGCTCTGGGTCAAATTGTTGATCATCACCAACTATTTTCTCGTGCTTGGTCTTGTTGGTATTGCAGGTGTAATCCGGGTCATAGTCAATACCATACGGAGGGTCGGTGATGCAAGCGTCTGCATACTCATCCTGATAGTCAAAGTAACTCCCAATAGTTAATCGATGCCGACCTAATTGCCACGTCTGCCCCAGTTGACAGTTGTATGCTTCAGGGCTTGCCATATTAACCTTGACCTCTTCTTGTTGAACGATTAGTCGTTCCTGCAATCGGTTCTCCGCTTCCACTCGTTTCTCTTCCTTCTTGATTTCCTTGTACGCCTGATTAATACTGACCTCGCCAGTGCGTAGTTGCTGCTTAACCTCATCGGTAGCCTTGGCTTGAAGAACCTTGACCTTGGCGATGGTGTCATGGCTGACGTTGGCAATCTTAGCAAGTTCTTTTCCTGTTTCAATAGGCTTGTAACTTTCCTCAGATTTCTGAGGAATGTCTATTCTTGTGCCTTGATTCGCCTTGGCCTTATCTCTAAACACTTGCTCCAATTCCAAAGCCAAGACGCTGCGTTGAAATGCTTGCAGGTTACGCCTGCCAAACTGGTTAAGAATCATCCACTCCTTGCACTCATTAAGGTCCGCAAATTGCATTGCCTTAGTCGTGAACGGTATGCCAAATTCCTGTGCAATGGAATAGCGGTTGTGTCCATCCACAATCGTCCCATCCCAAGTCAGGATAGCTTCACGGATGCCTTCCGATAGAATGTTGTTGGTTAGTTGCTGATATTCTAACGAAGTTAGCGAAGGTATCAGTGATTGAAGTTCGGGGTTGATGTTGAGTTTTTGCATGGTTAATTGGTTATGTGGTTAAAAAAAAAATACCCCCGACTGATTGAGGCAGCCGAGGGTAGGGGCGTATGAGAACCCTTTATCGGTAGTACCGTGTGGCCTCAATTACACACGGACTGACGCACAAATATACGATTAGAATGGCAAATCACCGTCTTGGGGTGCAAGATTTCCACCGCTGGTCTGCTGCTGGATTGGCTCTACTTTGCCGGATATGAACCGCTTGCCATTGGATTCCTTGACCCACCCGGATAAGCGCATCTTGGTTCCATCGGGGAGAACCACGTCGCCCCGATAATCGGGACGCTTAGGGTTGTCGCCCTTATCGTTAGCGAATAGGGTGAAGGTGTTGGGTTGGGGGGTGTAACTCATGGGTGGGGGTTGTAAATGGTTGGGGTTGGGGTTTCGAGTTTGTGATAGTACGATTTGGTTACTCCGACATAGCCGGATTTGAGTAGGTCGTGCAGCACCCGGTAGGTGTAGCGTTCTTTATTGCCCAGCAGTTCAGCGATCTGCTTGGCTCGGTATGGGCGGTCGCATAGCAACCTGTAAACCCTTACGGCATCGGAGGCTCTTCTCATTTGAAACTAACGGCTATGGACGCTTTGGTGGCCTTGGCGGTGCATACTGGAACCTGCTCGCCCGTTGATTCGTCAAAGATAGCGGTCTTCCCGGCTTGCCGAAAGGCCATCTTGAGCAGTTCCTCCCTCGCTTTGAGTTGGGCTTTGAGGTCGGCATACACTTCGTCTTCCTCGTAGTTCGGGGTCAGGCTCCCTTCCTTGAGGGTAATCTCTGCTCCGAAGGCGGAGAAGGTCTTGCCGTGCTTGCTGGCTTCGTCGGCAACGGTCTGCTCGGTGGCCTTGATGGTTGCTTCCAAAGCCTTGACGATGGCCTTGAGTTTGATGTGCGCCTCGATGGGGTTGACCTCTCCGTCGTTGATTCGGTCGGTCAGTTGCTGGGCGATTTGGGCGATTTCTGCCTTGCAGATGTCGCTCTTGGGGATGGTAATTAGAGTTGGGTAGGTCATGGTTTGGATTTGAAGGTGTCGAAGATTCGGTTGCAATACTGCCCGTAAGGGATGCCGATGGCATTCGATAGGTCGATGCACTCGCCCAAGGTAAGTTGGATGGGAAGGGTTTTCTCGGTCAAGGCTTTGACCAAGTCAAGGCCAATAATGGGAAATTTCTCTTTGAACTCAAGGAGTTTACGAAACTCGTCTGCGTTCATTTGTTCAAGTAGGTTCATGGCTTTGCAAGTTGGTTTTGGATGAATTGGATGCCTTTCTCAAATCGGGCAGGGGTCATTTGGTCGATGTCCTTCATGAACTTCGCCTGTTGCTCGGCTGGGAGTTTTTTCACAAGAGCAAGGAAGTCAGCCTTGAGCGTTGCGGTAATCCGTTCTTCGTAGCAAGGAACCAGTCCGAGTTTGTCGTTGAGGTCGCCAAGGCCCTGCTGGGCAATAGCCATCTGCACCTCGTTGGACGATGCGATGCTCGTTTCGATACCGATACCGATGCAGGCCAAGGCACGGCCCCAAGCGGATGTTTCGCAGTTCTCGACGTAACTCGTCTTATTAATCATTGATGAGGTCCTATCCTCGGAGGCGTGGCCTGTTGCACGGATGCGGCCTTCGTTGTCCCGGATAACCGCACGGACGCAGCAGCGGTCGGGTTGCAGGTCAATGAGTTCGGATTCCAACGACCAGCCAGCGTAGGCCGATTCGTTGCGGAAGTACAGGAGGCGTTGATTGACTTCAACGTAGTCCTTGCCTTTGATGTTGGTGGTTTTAAACTTGTGCATGGTTTTGAGGTTTAGTTGGTTAGGAGTGCGAAGATGAATCTGCCGAAGAAGGCGATGCCGAGGCAGGCGGTCAGCAGGATGTAGCCCGTTGCGAGGGCTGCTTTGAGTTTGGCTTTGGTTTCGTAATTCATGGTTTTGAGGTTTGAGGTTTAAAGAAAGTGCGTTGGCGAGTCGCACCCCTCGGTTGGTTAGGCCCCGACATTTATTTTATTTTCGTACCTAGTTTAAATGAAAAAAAACTATCTGCAATGCTGCCACCATTCATTGTACACTCTACAATTAAACAGGGAGTCCCATTTTTGTAAGTGTCAGGGGTCAACTTAACTACTTTAAAAGTGTGTCCTTCTTTTTTGAAAGTATCACCGATTTTTAATTCTGCTGCTGTCATGGTTTTGAGGTTTAGTGGTTGGTTTGTAAAGCAAAGATAATGCAGTCCAATCGATTTTGTGCCACCTCGTAGCAAAAAAATTATTCATCCCCCGTTTTATTGCGATTTGGGGCTATTTCCATACATTTGTAGAAACCTAAGCCATGCCCGAATACCACTCCCTTCGACCTGCCAAGGCCCTGACCAACGCCTTGGAACGGCTGATGATAGCCATCGACAACGCTGACCTTGAAGGCAACCACGCCCTTCTGCTTGAATACCGCAAAGCCTGCGAGTTACTGGGCTATGACCCGGCCATGGCTCAATGGCAGGGAACCAAGGAGGTCCACCTATCCAGCGGTCCCGATGTTGCCGACCCTGTTGCGGTCAACTACTTTCACAAACTAAACCCCGAAGAATGAGAACCATCACCCACCTCGTCGTCCATTGTACGGCAACGCCTAAGCATACAACCATCGCCTCCATCCGCAAGCATTGGAAGGAGGCCCTTGGATGGAAGTCGGTCGGCTACCATCGGATCATTGATTCGACCGGGAATGTAACGGTCTTGGCTCCTGATTCGGCTATTACCAACGGAGTGCAAGGACACAACGCTACGAGCCTCCACGTGTCCTACATTGGAGGCAAAGACAAAGATGACCGTTCTATCGGCCAGCGTCAAGCGATTGCCGTGGTGCTGCTTGATTGGCTCAAGAAGTACCCTACCGCTCGGATATGCGGACACAGGGACTTTCCGGGCGTTACGAAGGCCTGTCCCCAGTTTAATGCTGAAAAGGAATACGGCTACCTATACCTAACTGCCAGCGGTGTAGAACCTGTCGCAGGGGGCGAAGGAAGCAAAGACCTGTAATTCGGGACCTCTGCGGTCCTTGCCTACAAAGCGTCCTGCTTCGAGGGTCATCCAATATCCGCCCAAAGGCTTCGGGCCTCTTCCACGCTCAACGTGAAAGCCCATGTACCCGTCGGCCCATTCTTCTTTGTAAGTCGCAGTCCTGACTTGATGCACGGGCTTTTGAAGAATTTGGTGAGTAGTACGCACATAGCGGTTGAGGATGTTTTGGTGATAGTATAGTTCGTGAACGTGGCCCTGCCAAGTGCAGTCGTAGCCTTCGATGGAGGCAAGGATCCGCTGGTCTTGGATGACTCCCTTGGTTACGGGTCCACCGCCCCCGGAGCCGTGATAGTAGTGCATAATGAAGTTGCAACGATGGTCCGAGTCGTAAATCATCTTGAAGTCAAGCACCCCGCCATAGCCCCCGACTTGAATGTCGGTCTTGCAGGTATGGTTTAAGATTGTGGCAAAGCGAAGAAGGATATCCGTTTCTTGGTGTTGGATGATGGAGGTTTCGTGGTTCCCGTAGCCAAGGACCAGCAGGAGGTCCGCATAGGGTCGGAACCATTCGACTGCCGTGTCAACGATGGAATCCAAGTAACGCCCGTTGTTGTGCTCTGGTCGGATGTCGTCCTTGCTCCTGCGAGGGTCGCCCTTGCCTTGCATTAAACAAAAAAAGTCCCCATTTACGAGGACTTTCGCACCCCTGCGCTTGGCTTCTTCGAGGTGGTTGGTTAACAAGGCCCTATCGCACTTGGGGTTGTCCCAATGCAGGTCGGAGAGCAGCAAGAATTCTTGGGTTCGTCCGCACTCAATTGCGTGGACGTTTTTGGAATGCTTGGTTACTTTCATACGAGGGTTTTAAGTTTAGCATTCTCGGCTTGGAGTTCATGAACCAGTTGTTCCATGTCTTCCAATCGTTGACGCAAACTTACTACCTCGTTACGAAGTTGTGTTAATTCTTTGTTTTGGGACTCGCTGGTAGCCTGCCACATAGCGAGGACCGCTTGGGCTTGCCTGACTTGCAGGGAGTCCGATTCGACACGGCCCTTGGTGAACCAAGCGACCGCCCCACCGACGATTGCTGCAACGCTCCCGACGATGGTGGTTTCTATCAGGTTCACGCCTTCGGTGCTTCGGGTTTAGCCTTTACTTTCTCAACTGCCATCCAACCAACTGACAACAAAGTAATTATCGCACCGATGATTTCGGTCAGAGTTGCGGTATCAATGACACCTTTGGCGACGAGTGTACCACCGATAAATGTTAGCAAGTGGCGAAGTAGTGCGATGATGGCTGATTGCATAAGGTTGGGTTTGTTAGGGTTGCGCTTAAATAGTCCCATAGTTAGAAATGTTATTTGCTTTGCGGTGTTGCAAATTCTTTGTAATCAGCCTCGTATTGTGCGTCCCATCCGAGGAAGGAATGCACTCCGCAAGGGGCGGGCCAAACGATGTAGGGGTTGAGCGATGCAGGACAATCGTCTTGGAATAACACATCCACGCAGACGGTGTTATCTATCTCACCGACTGGCACGGCGAAGTCCAGCGGTTGCAGGGATGCGAGCAACTTGTCAGCGGTGGCCCCGTCGGGGAATGCGAACTTGCGGAAGGTGGCCATCTTAGGGGGTTGTCAGCGTTGCGAGTTGTTCCAAACTGACCCAAATAGTATCGCCGTTGTCAGCCATTAAGAGTGCGCCTTCGTTGGTTGTGTGTAGAATCGTCATAGCGTGGTAAGAGTGTCAAGTTCATCGTTGGT